ACCGGTGGCGAGCGGGGTCTTTGGTGTTGACGGTGGGTCCCATAGTTGACGAAGACTTGAATTGGACCTCTCTAGTAATTGGGCCTTACTGATTCGTATATGGCCCAGTTACGAAGCTACTGGGCCTTATATGTGTTTTCTAAGTAAACGTTAGTCGAATTTATATTAATAAACGGATATTTTTATTGATGATCGAGAATTACATCAGGCACCGACGTTGTTGGCAACGTCGTACTCAACGTCTAGGTTAATATCCATTACATTTGCGTCGTGCATCATTATTATATCTATTATCTGTACCATCTCCTCCGGCTTGAAGGTCTCCAGGGACGCGTCTTTGAATAGTATTTCCATCATGTCCTTGATGCCAGTCTCGAGCACGTTGAAGTCGAAAGGTACAATGATCCCATCGTGACCATACGGAATGTTGAATTTCCTCTTGATGAGTGCCGGCGCTCTTGTGGAGGAGAACCTGATCTTGACCATGACAAACCTCTCTCCTTGTAGGCGCACGTCGATCATGAACCTTAGTCCTTTCGTGTTTCTGTATTGGAGGGTCATTTTGCTATGCATAGTCTACTTCGGAATACGTTCTTATAGATGGATTCCCCTCTCTTGTTAGACCCCACGCAGAGGGGTGGTTTAGTTTGGACCGTAGAAATCTTATCTCGCTAGATCTGATGGTGACACCACCATCAAAGGACAAGCACAGAGAAGCAAAACATACGCATGGTCATGGTGAGCATGGGTAAAGAAGAAAGAAAAAAGAAAAACACACACACTAACAGCAAGGCATGAGAAGGACAGAACCTCACAAGAAAAAAGGTAGCGCAGCGAAAAAAACAAAAAACTCTAAACCCTAAACATATAACAAAATGAAAAAACCCTCAACTATAAATTTAGATCTCAAACAATAAATAGGTCTTTTATATTTACAATATAAATGGAAACAGAAAGAGAAAAGGAAAAAAAATGACGTCTTTTGATGCCATCGCAGTAAAAACTATGTACTGCTGTTAAAAGTTAATATAACCACCACTTCGGTAAATATATTGTCCCCGATAGGTAAATTTGTCCCCGATATATCGGTGACAAATGGGGGCATTGGAGTCTCTTATTTTATACTTTCCCTAAAATACCCCTGCTTTTATATTATACAGGCGCGTCGGAGTGCGCTGAAAAAGTTATCGTTCTCTCTCCTCAAACTCCCCGGAGACGATGATCGGAGGTCTTAACGGCCTCAATTTGCGACACGCGCGGCGGTGTGTACCCCTGGGAGGGTAGGTACCACTACGCTACGCAGCAGCCTTAGCTACGCCGGAGCTTAGCTCGCCACCGTTATAATATT